ATTTCTTCTCGAGCTCCTTCCTTCTCTCAATCTTCCATTGATTGACGAGTTTCTTCTTGATATCGTTGATGTCGCGCTTAAATGGTATCCCTAGTGCGTTCTTCTTTGTATTAAGTTTGTTAATCTCATTTTGAACCACCTTTACATCATTGTTAAGATTGGGTTTGTATCTTTTCATCCACGTAACACCGAAATACTTGGCAAGATCGTTGCGGATAGAATTTTCATTGAGTCGTCTTTTCATTTCGATGTTATTAATCTTCAATTGTCTATTTATTTCTCGCTCTATCGCCTTTTTGTTTTGTTTCATGGGTTTTGGGACGGGTTTAACATTCGGTTTAGCAGCTATATTATTACGAGCTCTTTCAATCTTGTTGCATAGAGCGATTTTAGTATCCTTTTTATCAAATGGAATTTTCATAGCTTTACAAATCAGTTCCAGTTCGGGTTTGGAGTGTTGGAAACACAATTTTCTCCCAATCCGGAAATTCTTATTCGCAGTTGTTCCGGTCACGGGTACGTTTTTACCCTTTCTAGCGTTTTTGAATGTGACCTGTTTCGTAGTGCTCATGTTTTTGAGTTTTTTACAAATCTCCTCCCGAGTTCCCAATTTACCGACGACACCCATCTTCTTGGCTAAATCGATGAGTTGGGGTTTAGGCATACGTACACACTTTTTACTGTTTATGTTCAGCGCAGAAACCTGTGTCGTATTGAGAATGGCCCTGGGCTTGGCCACAGGCTTAGTCACGGGCTTGACCTTGGGCTTGGGCTTGGTGCGTGTTTTTTTATCACTTTCAGAAAAGACCCCCGTAACGGTAATTTCACCCATGGCATACATTTTTTCAATCAGTTTCTGACCCCGATTGTAGGCATTCAACACATCTGCGGGACTCTTCCCACCAAGAATCTGAACATTTCCGGATTTTGTGATGTTGTATTTGTGTTCACCCACATACGCATAGAAGAACGGACCGAGTTCAGGTTCGTACGATACGTTGGTCATGCCATAGTCTCTATACCTGGCAGCGGCCAGACCAAGATTTTTAAACACCCCATTAAATTTAAATTGACCACTGATATTGTTGTATTCAAATGGATTATACATGAATGACTCTTTATCAGTGTATCTGTCAACGACGAAACGTCGAATGAGCTCGGGTTGAACATCTATATTCGTACCAACAAACCCGCCAGAAAAACGAATTTTACCATTTTTGTATACGTTAAAGGTAACCTTCTGTGACTCATTTCCATTCGTAAGCTTCAACATCAACTGGACACTGAAATAGTCTTTGTTTATGTTACCCTTAGCACCATACTCTTTACTGTGCGAATATCCAGTCTGAAACCGACCATATATACCCTTTATATCTAATGTATCTAGATAAAGACCCTCACCTATAAAGGTTTTATCGAGAGGTTTTTTTAACAGGATATTTTTTAGATTTACGCGAGGTTCTTTACCGAACACACTATTTACGTTCGCGTTAAACATCCCGGGGTTTAATTTACTAATTGAAAGTGGTGTAGCGTTGCGTACGGGGGGAGGTGGTGCTAATAACGCACTCAATTCATTGTTATTATCCAGTATTCGATTGATATCATTAAACTCATTCTCGAACGGGTCATTCTCAAATTCTTTAAAAATACCTTCATAACGCTTATCGTTGACGATGTTTCGTCGCAACGTGTCCGGAAGCTCTTGTCTTTTTAAAAGATTGCGTTCCACATCACGGGGGATTTGGACATTTGACGCACCTCTAGGTGGTGGCCATGTGAGCGATGGGCTACTCTGAGGACCGGAAGTCTCTACTCGGATGCCCGAAGTTTCGAGAAATTCTCGAATTCCTCGACTCATTACTATTATGTACCAGTATTTTTTTTTAAAACTCGTCTGTAAATCCTAGGGATTCCTCGACCACGTTGAGACCGTAGATGATGGGCTGTTTTGGGTACAACCGCCCCTTGTACGTGACCGATTCGTTCCTGACTTCTATGTTCCGTGAACTGAATGGCCCGATGTAGAAATCGGGATGGAACTTGTGCTTACCGAGATTATTTTCCTGACAGTGCTGATTAAACACCTGAACAAACAGCTTCTGGGGTACAAACAGATCTTCACCAAACTCAATGTTTGTAGACTCTAGGAAATTGGTTAGGGTACTGGCTACCATAGCCACCTGTTTCTGGATGAGTTTGAAATATTTTGGCACCACGTTCCAAATGTCCCGGTCCCTGTACTTGTTCGAGTAGTCTAGATATCCACGCACACACTTGAGTAAAATAATCGGGAGTTCCTTTTCCAGTTTCTTTTCGAGGTTTGGGTCAGCCTCCTGTACCTGTTTAGTAAAGTTCCATGGGAGAATACGACGCAGTACCGATCCCGAGTTGTCTTTCCAGTTCGGAATCTCGTTTCCACCGAGTACCCCTGGCACTTTCCAGTCAATCGAAACCGCAATCTTGTTTTTGACCGCAACGGAGACTCTCTCACCTGACACGATCGACTGAAACTCCGCCTGTTCTAATGCGAGATCACCCTTGATTTCTGGTGCGATGAACATGAAACTGTCTTTCAGAGCCGAAAGACCGAATTTTCTTTCGATGTTGTTTCCGAGGGTTCCGACATCCTGACTCTCGTAAAAACGTTTGAAAACATTATTAATGAGCGTCGATTTGCCAGATCTCGCAATACCCTTAAAAAAGGGAATGATTTGCCAACTGTCCAAGTCTCCTACATCGTAACATAAACGCCCACCCATGACGTACGCCCAGTTACAAACCTCGGGTTCGAAGTTCTGATAGTGCAGAACCGTGTCAAAATGGGGTGTGGGTATGTCCTGCCAGTTTTCAATGTGAGAAAAGTCATCGAACTGCTGGTCGAAATACTTACAGGAAATGATCGTATGATCTAAACAACGAAACTCCTTACTGTCGTAGGGGTAAAAGCGACAGTCATATACGCCTCGTTCGGGAATCCACTCTTTTCCCACGAAAACGCCATTCTTGAATGACCACACATGACGTCTCTTCTCGATTTCAGGGAACTGTGGATCGATACACTTGGAAAGGTATTCAATGACGTCACGATAGACTGACCCCCTACTCGTAAAGTTTTTCCAGTTTGAGAATTCGTCATCTTTGGGTGCGATGTTACGGACAAATGTCTGAATCTCCTGCTTGGCAACCCATGCCCGGGTACAATACCCTTCGATGGTCTTGATTTCTTCACAACAAAAATCTTTATAACGCCTGTATCCCGATTTATACGCTTCGTCGAGGGCGTAGAGGAGACACTTCTGATACGGGGTACAGTTTTCGATTTCGGTTTCGTCCATGGTGGAGGGGTCTGAACTCGATGATAATTGAGGAATAGCCATTGGGTTGACAACTCGTTCGTACGCTATGAAATGGCGTCTGATATTTTCGTAACCATCCTTGAGCTGCTTGACGACATTGTTTACCCTCGTCCATAGCGTGATCCCATCACCGTTTACATCATGAGATTCTATCTTGAGGTCCATGACTCGATTCTTCAAGTTAATGATAAAACGGCGCTGTCGTTCTCTGATTCCCTTGATAGCCAAGAGATCAATTTTTTCTGGGATTGGGTTGTTGTTACTGTCCCAGTTATCCGCATGAATAAATTGCCTGTATCCCAGTTCGCGAGCGTTTCGATAATCTTCATTTTGAAGATCCCAGAAAACTTCAAACTTTCTCACGATTTCGATTATTTGTTCCTCATTCATCGATTGGATTTGCTCTTTTTGAAGCTCGGCTAATGCTTCATACCTGTTCGGCTCCTTATCGATGAAGTGAGTGTCTTCCATTTACTATCATTATGAATTTTTCTTTTAACTCAATTTTAATCCTGAAGTTTGGCAAGAATCTTTATAAGTATTTTATTTTGAATCCGCATCTGATTAGAAATTTCAACCAGAGCCGAGCACACTGTGTCACCCTCTTCTGTAGCCATGAGCGAAGTCATCAATCCCATGATATCAGGCTCCTCATCGTCGTCTTCTCCGAGATTCTCGAGTTCTTCATCACCGACAGAAGTTTCCTCTTCCGTTTCATATTCGTCATTCACAATCTCCCCTTCTTCGATTTCTTCAGGAAGCGTCGACATTTGAAGTAGACTGAGAAAAAGTGGATTGCGAAATTTCGCACATCCAGTCGAAATTATTTTCTCTGTATATAGTACAACAACTCTCAAAATGGCTGGTGGTCTCATGCAACTCGTAGCTTACGGCGCTCAGGACGTCTACCTTACCGGTAACCCCGAGGTTACCTTCTACCAGGCGAAATACAAGCGCCACACTAACTTCGCGATGGAGAACATCGAGCAGACCGTCAACGGTACTGCCGCCAACTCCGGTCGCGTGTCCGTGACCGTCGCCCGTAACGGTGATCTCGTCGGCGACATGTACGTCGAACTTGAGTCTGACATCGCCGCCACCGCTACCGCGGAGGCTGGTGACTGCAACTGGGTCGCCGAGCGCGCGGTCTCGTCCGTCGAGCTTTCCATCGGTGGTCAGCGCATCGACAAGCACTACCAGAAGTGGTGGCGTCTGTACTCCGAGCTCTACCTCGATGAGGCCAAGAAGGCCACTTGGGGTAAGATGACCACTGCGGCGGATGGTTCCACTGTGTACCTCCCCCTCATCTTCTTCTTCAACCGCAACCCCGGTCTCTACCTACCCCTCATTGCCCTCCAGTACCATGAGGTCCGCATCGACATCGACCTCGCGGCCGATTTCACCACCTTCCTCAACGCGTCCGTCTTCAAGGTCTGGGCCAACTACGTCTACCTTGACACTGAGGAGCGTCGCCGCTTCGCGCAGAAGGGTCACGAGTACCTGATCGAGCAGGTTCAGCACACCGGTACCGACACCGTCGATGCCTCCGCCACCAAGCAGGTGCGCCTCTCGTACAACCACCCCGTCAAGGAGCTCGTGT